CTTTTTACCGTTCTTGTTTTCAACGATAAATTCGACCTGTTCGATTTCTTCTCTGATGAGTTTCATGGCTTTAGTTTGTAAATCCTACTTTGTTTGCTTTGATTGCTGAAGATGACCAAATAACATCAGTTGGAAGTTTTTCTAGAAATTCAACAGAGTTAGCTGGCATACTAAAATAATTAGTAGTTGCAGCACCAACAATGGTTGAAACTCCAACAGTTATGATTCCACCAGTATTATTGTGAAGCCTCACACAAGTCGCACTACCGATACTTGTAGCAGCACCAGCAGTTGCACCAGTAGTAACCTCAGTTTCAATTATCTTAGTTCTTTGCATTTTTTATAATGAAGTCTTATACTTTTTATTTATGATTCTTCGTATTCTTCAGTATCCTCTACCTCATTTCCAAAGAGAGAATTTGCAGCTACTGGTTTGTAATCATCAACTCTTTCAGCAGCTTTTGAGAAAAGAATATCTTTGATCTTATCGCTAATTTGAGAAGGACTCTCATCAGAAACGATCATGTCCATTAATTCATCCATACCTGTAAAATTTAATGTCTTTGTTATTTATTAGATTTCCCCACCTTCGGGAACTTCAACTGCTTTTTCTTGATTTTTTAAATCAGGTTCCATTACTGGTTGCCCAAGATCCATGGCAGCAGCACCACCCATAGGCATCGGTTGTCCAGTTGCTGGATCAACAGTCATCATCGCTGGATCGGGAATAGTGCCATCCTCAATTTCTTTAGAGATGAGTGCATTTTGATCAACAATTTCCTGATCAGTTTGACGTAAGATCTTTCTTCTCACATAATCTTGAGAGTAATACTTACCGACGTAAGGTTCTGCTGTTGCAACTAAACTCAATCTTTCATTGAGAAGTTCTGCTTCTTTCAGTTCTGAGAAGTGGTTATCATAAAGGAAGTCATATTGAATATGTTCATTCATGATCTCCCAATCTTCTGGGGTGATAATGTTCTTGAGAATCAATTGAGTTCTCAACATATCACTAAACATATTCGAGAATCTCTTTCTCAAACGACCCACAAACTTGGTGAACTTAAGTTCATCTCTCAGAATTTCTGAAGATCTTCCAAGATTAAATCCACCTTCTCCACCAATTCTTGTTGGGGGAACATTCAGAGATCTATAAAGTTTTTCTTGGAAATACTTAATGTCAGTAATTTCTCCAAGATTCTGACCACCAGGAAGTGTAGAGATTTCAGTTCCTCTTCCACCTTCACGACGAGGAAGCCAGAAATCCTCAAGCATACTCATATACTTTTTATCATCACGAATTTCTCCAGTTTGAGCATCGTAAACCAACTTATTACGATATCTCATCATCACATCTCTGAGATATTGTTCGGCTTTTACTTTGGGAAGATTACCAACATCAATGTAGAAGATCCTTCTTTCAGGTGCTCTCGATAATCTGTAGATAACCAAAGAGTCCTCAATCATTCTCAGCTGATTGAGTGCTTTAATTGCTTTATGAAGATATGAAAGTGTTGATCCCTTATTTCTATCAACAAGACCTGACGTGCAGTAAGTGATAGAATCTCTGGAAAATTTTATTCCCGTGTTGGAACTAGTATCAGTTGGACTTGCTGTTGGATATGATGTTTTTGGGCTATAGATGAAATACTCTTCAATTTCTGGAAACTCATAATCCATTGGATCATCAGATTTCATTCTTGCAAAAGTATTTGATTTATCCGGCTTATTTTTATTTTGACGGACATAACGCATCTTAAGTGCGTCAATATATCTTAATTCTTGAATACCTTCTTGTGGATTCTTTAAATCGATTACTTTGTGGTAATACAGCCTACCATCAACGTACCAATTTCTGTAAATTTCGTGTGATTTCTTATCGAAATCTAAAAGTTCTAGAATATACTTAAACTCTTCTCTAATCTTTTTCTTAATTCCATCACTGGCATTCAGATTATCCAAGTCAATCTGAACGGGACTATCATTAGTATCTGATACAATAGCCTCATTCACAATATCCTCAATAGCACTATCACATTCTGGGTGAAGTGCCATTTCACGATATCTTTTGATTAGATCAAACTCTGTCCTATAAATTCCTTCAATATCGACATAAGAACCAAAAAAACCACTACTCAAGTAGTGGTCAGTCCCATCCTCATTATTTTGAGGGACGGGACTGACTGTACTCGGTGATAGTGGTTCGTTATCCTCAATAGAGAATCCAAACAATTTTGCCATTATTAAAGTTTCTATCTACTTATGATCTATTTATTACGCTCCAGTTCCAGCTCTTTCTGGGAACCAGTATTGAACTTGGAACTCAACAGTAAATTCCTCAATGGTATTTGACTGATCATATGACAGTCCAATCTCAGAAATAGCAGTTGGGAAAATATCGATGAAACGATATTGTGCCAAAATATTGGCGTCTTCCCCAGTTGTGTTATTTCCCTGAGTGTTTGATGGGCTTCTTCCCAGTTGGTAAACGATAGCGTTACCCATGTAATCATTAGGATTGGTTAATCCAGAGTGATCACCATACTGAGCGATGTTTTGCATCCAAGCTTCAAAAGCTCTTCTGTGAATGAAGTTCTCGTCGTTAATGACAGATACTGTCCAAACGTCGATGGTTCTATCACCAGCAACCTTCAATTCTCTTCCTCTAAAAGGAACAGGAATTGGGGTGATTGTTGAAGCTGGAAGTGCGGCCGCTTTACAAAGAAAACGGAAGTTCTCTTTGTCGAACTGACCAGTTCCATCACCCTGAACTGCAAGGTTCACACCAGTTGGGAAAGTCACGTCAACCTCAAAAAGGTTGGGGCGAGCCCCACTGCCAATCATTTTTGACTTGAACTGTGAAATGTTTCTTGTTGGGATTTGTGCCATTTTTAGGTTCCTCCTTTAGTAATTTATAATATAAGATCAAACTCTACCAACAACTTCTTCGAAGCTTACACCAGTTCTGGTGGCGACGAATGTAAGTGTGACATAGTTAATGGACTTAGCTGGTTTCAGGAAGATGTCAGCTCTAAATTCATTATTATCAATTACGTCAGGAGTATTATTTGTTTCATCACAAACGACCAGGAATCCATAAAGACCTCTCTTTGCCTGAACATCACGGAGATATGGTTCAACAATATTGACGAAGTTTGCTCTCGTAATCTGATCGTTCAGTTCGAAGAGTTGTGCTTCTGCTGACTTCTGAAGTGCTTGTTCAACAGTCAGGAACAAACGACGAACGTTAATTCTGTCGAATGCTGAAGCGTATCCAAGAGCTGTTTTATCACCAAATAAGAGAATTCCAATTCCGGGAGAATTAATAATTGAATTAACTCTCATTGGATAAAGTTGATCTCTTTGAGCCTTACTTGGATTATAAGCAAGTTTGATAGCGTTATTCAGAATACCTCTTTGTTGTCCAGCTGGTGAGAACCAAGGATATGCAAAGATCGAAGTTCTTACACAAAGTCCAGCAACGTCTGGGTTACATGGAATATAACGGAACTTATTATTGAATCTATCATAAGTATACTTATAACCACTATCAAAGATTGCGTAAGATGAAGATCCGAGTGGTGAGAAGAATCTAATAATATTATCTGTCTGAGTGTCAGAGTTGGTAATAGGACCACCATCTCCTTGAATAACATCTGCTCTGTGTGGAGAAATAACAGCGATACAATCTTTTCTGTTATTTGCGATAGAGATCAGATGATTTGCTTTTGCCTGAGACTCAAACTTGTTACCAAGGCCAGGACCCATAATTAAGTAATCAACTGCGATCTCATCTTTGTTTGAGAAGAGATTGTATGAAGTGAAGAGATTTCCAAGTGTTGCTGTCATTCCCTTTGTTGCGGAATAATCAACACCACCGCCAAGAGAGTAAGTTACATTACCGATGGAACTGAAAGTTACATCTTGAGCATTTTGATTCCATTGTCCAGCACCTTCAGTGACTTTTGTATATCCTGAAGAGAATCCTTGAGAGATTGGGAAAGTTCCATGATATGTGTCTGGACCTACTGAAGGATTATCTCCAACATAAACATAAGCTGAGAAGAGTGCAAGATACTCTTTCCAGTAAATTTTTGTGGGGGAGTTAACTGCTGAGATAGTATCTGTTGCTTTGGAGAGACCTACAAACTTCTCTAACAGATTTCCTTGAATTCCTGTTACAGAACCAGTGTCATCAACAACAACTACGTTGATACCGTCGTTTTTACCGTTTCTATCAGTTACATATCCATTGCTGACTGGCTTAGGTGCAATTGAACTCCAGAAAATTGTGGTGTTTGTGAGATTCAGAGTTTGTGAATCGTACCAGTCGGTTTGAGTTATTATATTAGTAACTGATCCATTACCAGTTGAAATTCCAGAATTGTTATAGAAACCTAATCCACCTGTCGCTTCGAAAGATGCGTTTGGATCTCCCATAGCATATGAGATTGGATACTCAACCCCATTATCTGTCGTTGCTGTAGAAACCCTTGACAGAACCTTAATATCAATTGTACTGTTTCCAGTTGTTGAAGCAGTAGAAACACCAGTGATGATACCCTTGATATATCCATTAAATCCTGTGGTTGAACCAACTCCAGGAATAACAGCATTTTGAAGAGGGGTTGTTACACCGTATCCAATAACTGCTCCAGCTGCAGCTGGGTCAGTAGTGTTAATTCCAATTATTTGATCTGCTTTGTCGTCAATGACACAGATTTTTAGGTCATTTGCCCAAGAACCAGGATTCTTTGCTGCAAATACATAGTTTGCGATGTCATCAGCGTAGTTAGCTTCATAGTCATCAAAGTTCTTAATCTTCAGAACAGATGTGTAAGCGAAACCAACACCAGCATTTGCGTTATTGAGAGTTGCACCATCAGTTCTTACGACTTTAAGAACACCACCATATGAAAGGAATGAGGATGCACTCATCCAGTATTCGTATTGGGCATCTGTTGAGAGTGGCTTACCAAATACGTTGATAAGTTCTTGTTCTGTGGTGATGTCAATTGCTTCTTCAACTGGACCAATTGAGAAAGGACCCGCAATTGCTCCGATATTATCTAAAACATTATCAGCTCTTCCTACAGTTAAGTCAACCTCTCTGACGAGTACGCCTGGAGATAATTGAGGAGTCGCCATGTTTTTCTCCTGATACTTCAGTTTAACTGAAAATATTTATGAAAATGGACTTTTTGAATGGGGAAACAGTGTATGAACAACTACCAATCAGGATATTCCCACCTATCCAGAATTTTTGATGACATTCTACTAACAATTATTCTTTTTATTGTACAATCTTTACACTCATAAGAATAAGATGATGGTACTTGACCCCTATCTTTTCTTGTTCTATAGAATCCGTCAATAAGATTTTTTACTTCACCACAAACCCTGCACTTCCTATCATTAAGAAGTAAGTGACCAAGTTTAATCTGACCATCTAAATCCATTATGACAAGTACTCCCACATATAAGCTCTATCACCATACTCATCGGTAAACCATCTGTCCCCATCAGAATCTACAAAACTACTAGTATCTAAACCATCATCAATAAATCCAAATGGTGCCATGTCTTGTTCAATTTGGTTCTTCTGTTCCTCATATAGTCTCTTACGAACATCTTGATCTGTCAGTTCTTTAAAGTAATCTTGAGCAACTAACCATGCATAAATGACAAGACACATTGCCAAGTCATCATTACATCCCTCTTCCGCTTCAAAGGAGTTGTGTTTTTGAATGAAAGTGGTAAGTTCTGAAATAATCTCATAATCGTTGAAGATAAGTTTATCTTCCTCAATCATTGTCTTGAGGTTAAGAGATCCAACTTTCTTTACAGTCTTGGACATCTTAACACCAAGTTGAGTTTTTTTGCCAGAAAAACCTTGTCCAACAATTTGACCAGCTCTACCTCTCATGGAACACATAAGAAGGTTTTGATACTCTAAGTCATATTGAAGGATTGATGCAACCTGATCTCCAATATCATTGACTTCGCAAAGAATATAAGCTCCGTTGTAATTCTTAGCTACCTCCCAAATAATGTTGGGAAACAACATCGGTTTAATTTCATTGTTCCTATATTTTGCAACTATCTTATGTGGGAATGTTGTAATATCAACAACAACAAAGGCAGAATAATCCTCACTCACACCTCTAGCCACATCAACAGTCATTAAGTAATCGTGGTTATCTTTTGACTCTTCATAGACATCCAACCCAGCACTCTTTTTAATCGGACTGTCATAAACAAGAGTTCTAAGTTTACTGGGAGCAATCAGAGTATCAACGGATCCTAGGAACTCACACTCAAACTCAACTTTGAATTGTGACTCTGAAGTGTTTGCAATTGTCTGAGCTTTCCAAGCATTATCTCTACCTGGAACTTCGGACCAATGAACATCTGTTGGAATATATTCATTCTTCTTCTTTTCCGCATCATGCCACATTCGGTAGAAGTGATTCATACCGTGTGGAGTAGAAACAATAATTACTTTCGTGCTTTTACCAGAAGTAATAGTAGGATAAACAGATGCAAAGAAGGAATCTGCGATATGGTTTGGAACGAAAGCGAATTCGTCCAAGAAGAGGATATTGAAAGACATGCCTCGGACAGCACTTGCAGACGTAGAAGCAGCCAGAATCTTTGATCCATTTTCTAATTCTAGAGAACCCTTATTCCAAGACACAATACCTTGTTGCATCCACTTTGGTAAGTTTTCATAAGCAGTCTGTAACCTATCCAGGAGCTCCCTGGCGGTTGCTGCTTTGTTTGCTAGGATACCGATGTTAACATTGTCATTAAAGACCGCATAGTGGAGTAGGAAAGATACCACAGTAGTTGATTTACCAGTCTGTCTTGGCATCTTACAGATATTAAATCTGTGGTTATGGAAGTTATTAACTAACTTCTCCTGAAAGGGATACATTTGAAAAGGTTGTAGTCCCTTATCAAGAGTAACGATCTTCACATAGTTCTTTGCAAAGTAAACCGGATCTTCTTTACACTTTACAAACTCAAGAATTTGTTCTTGAGTAAATTCAATCGGTGTATTGGCTTTCTTTAATAGTGGATTGCCAAGATATACGTCACTCATAATTTAATAAATTTCCCTCCATTGAAGTGATGCAGCAACTGAAGCAGTAGCATTACCCGTAGTAGTAAGTGTTCTTACAACAAGAACATAAATTTCAGAATTTGTTGAATCTATATTTTGCACAATAATATTTTTCTTTGCCTGACTTAATGTTCCAGAAGCAACTGGAGAAAGTGAGTTTTGTGATGCTCCAGAAGGAACATAACCTGATGCAAAGACATCACCATTAAAATAAGTTGTTGCATCAATACAAACTTCAACACCACTATTATCAGAAGCAGAAGTCCAAGTTAAAGTTCCTGCATTACTCAAATAAACAGAACTTGGAAGTTTTATAACTTTATAAACAATACTAT